GAATCTTGAACAGGGCTGACAGTGATGATGAAGCCATGCGTTTGAACACCATTGTTTTAATTGCGTCATCTAGGGCGGGGATGTTTGATGGTCGGACACGGGCTGTCTCGCTACCTGCTAGGTAGTTGCTGATTTGCATAGGAGGCAAGGATGCTAGGGCTGTGCGTTCATCGCTGGTGAACCCAAGGAAATCAAGGAATGTCTTGGCTGCTACTGCTGCTTCGTCTGTGCTGTTGAATGGTTCTTCTGCGAGGACTGACCATTCGTAGATGAGGCGCATGGTTTCCTGAAGTGTACGCCCCGTAACGGGTGCGATGCTGTTGTTGACTTTCTGTTCGGCAAGTTGGGTCTTCCCTGTTGCCTCTAAATAAACCAAATACCCAGCGTTGTTTAAGTTCAGCAACGATTCGTAAATAACAATCTGTGTTACTTCATCAATGACGATTTGGTGGTTGTCATCGGTAAACTGCCAAGGACCATACGCACCACGATGGCATCGCCAGTCTCCACCGTCAATAGGTATTGACTTTGCAAAACTGAATGTTCCAAGATTTGCATCTAATGGTCGGTTATAAATGTCAATGATGCGTTCAAGCGGGCAGAGATTGAGGACTTGGACTGCGCCATCGCAAAACACTGTGAGGTTGTGTAGGGGTAGTTTCTGGAATGGATGCACCCATGCAGCGAGAAGTGTCCCGTCTTGCAGGACAAATACGTCAATGAAATCAACTGATTCGTTACCTGTTGGTGTTTGAATCCACACGTCTAGTTCACTTGCAAACTTAGGGAGTTTGTCAAGGATGAAAAAACCTCTGTGCGTTGTGAGGATTGTTGTTGTGAATGGCTGTGTTTGAATCATGGTGCTAAGTCCGAACTTGCATAGTATTGGAAGTAGACACGACCTGGCGAACCAGACGCACCTCCTGCCCCGTTTCCACCAACACCATAGTTCCCCCCACCGTTTGAACCATCGCCAACAGCACCATCGCCGCCTCCACCACCGCCGAAGGTCCCACCGCCGTATACGCATGATGATGGTCCACCACCTGCGCCACCGTAATCAGGTGCAGCACTGCCACCGCCGCCAGCATTGCCACCGCCGCCGCCATATCCCCAACTGACAATGTTGCCGTTTTTGTCAATAGCGCCAGTGTTTGTACCACCCAAGTTTCCTGAACCACTAGAGCCAGCACGACCAGTAAAAACATCTCCTGTTGGTGCGTTTCCTCCAGCAGCAGAAACAGAAAGATTGGAGATAGACGATGACCCTCCAGCACTGCCAGCACCGCCACCAGCACCGACCACAACAGAGATTGCGGTGCTTGAACCACTAGCAAACGTCAAAGTCGCAGATGAATAACCCGCACCGCCACCACCTCCACCACCATTACCGCCTGCTCCTGCACCAACTAACTGGACAGAAGTAATTGATGGGACAACAATAGAACCGCCAGTAGGGGTGACAGTCGGGATAGTGATGTTCCAAGTGCCTGATGCTGTCTTGCTGAATGTTTGCTTCGCCCATGTAACGAATGAAGACACCGATGTGGTGGTTGTCCCGATAGCATTGGTTGCGACACAACGAAAATAGTATGTTGAGTTTTCATCTAAGCCAGTGATGTTGGCATATGAAGAAACACTTTGCCCAGTAATCGGTGTAGTAGCAGCGTTAACTTCTGAGTACGAAGAAAAGTTATTGGTTTTGTTGTACTGAAACTTCACTGTTGTTGAGTAGAAGTTTGCGCTAACAGTTGCGTTGAGTGTCGCTATGGATTGGTTGAAGTTACTTGCAGCCGACAAAGATACAGTTGGTGCCAGTGCAACAGACGAAGCAATAAACCCGTGTCTGATGGGCATTACGAACTCAAATCGCCAATAAGAACATAATCGTTAGAGCCAACACAGAAAAGTGTTGCTGCTGAATATCTGTCACGGAACTTAGGACCAGGAGTTCTGTTCATTGTCACGCCAGTAGAAGCAACGGTTACTTGCCCTGTACCAATTTGTAGCAGGTCAATAGCCTGACCAGCAGACAACGCTGTAGAACCATCCACTGTCACCGTTGTTGCAGACGCATTGCTTAGTGTCACCATTTTACCAGCGTCACTAGACAAAAGTGTGTATGTCGTACCTGTTTGTGCGTTTATGGTTTGAGCAGTTGTAAACGTTCCTGTTGGACCAGTTGCGCCTGTTGCACCTGTAGGACCAGTAGGTCCTGCGACAGTTGAGTCTGCACCCGTTGGACCCGTTGGACCTGTAGGACCCGTCGCCCCAGTAGGTCCCGTAGGACCTGGAACTGTTGAGTCTGCACCAGTAGCCCCAGTCGGACCAGTTGCTCCCGTGGCACCAGTTGCTCCCGTAGCACCAACCGCACCCGTCGGACCTGTAGGTCCTGTAGCCCCTACCGCACCAGTGTCACCAGTAGGACCAATAGGACCTGTGCTTCCAACAGCACCAGTAGACCCCGTAGCGCCTGTCGGTCCCGTTGAGCCTGTCGTTCCTGTCGCTCCTGTCGGTCCTGTAGAACCCACAGCGCCTGTTGGACCCGTACTTCCAGTTGGTCCTGTTGGTCCTGTTGGTCCGACAACGGTTGAGTCTGCGCCTGTAGCACCTGTTGGTCCCAAAGGTCCCGTAGGTCCTGTAGAGCCTGTGGACCCAGTAGCCCCTGTTCCTCCAGTTGCTCCTGTTGCGCCAGTAGGTCCTGTACCGCCTGTGGGTCCAGTAGAACCTGTCGGTCCTGTATTTCCTGTCGCACCTGTTGCGCCCGTGTTTCCCTGTGGTCCTGTCCCACCTGTAGCCCCTTGTGGTCCTGCGTTGGAAGAACCAACGACTGTAACAACATTGGATGTTATCAGCCCAGTTGTCTCAACTGCTCTAGTAATAGTGACATTTAATGTAGCCATTGCTACCTCGTCACGTCAGCAAGAACCGTGACATTGCCTGCCAAGATTGTTGAAATAACATCTGACGCATTTTCTTCAAGGTCCCAGAAATACAAACCAGCAGACAGAGCAGCAGAAGAAGTAGAAGACAAAGTGCAGGTGACCTGACCCGATGCGCCCGAAGTCACAACGCAAGTGAACGAAGCCTTGATGGTGGTGGAGTCCTGAGTGCTGCGAATCTGCGCCCGATAAGTACGACCAGTGATATTAACAGCAGTAGACCCATCAGACGTGATAGTCACGACTAGGGTTTCTGTGTCACCACGGGTGATAATTAGGTCTTGGTCAGCAGGTTGAGCCATACGGTAAGAATCATAGCACTATTGCGGCGCTGGAGTTCCCTCAATCTGATGACGAGAAGTCGCTAACTGTTCAACGGCGTGGCACCCATCAATCGTTTTAGGTTGGAGTCCTTCAGCCCGTAAACGCTTATAGGCAGGCATATCTTTAGACCAGTTCTTTTCACGCTGGTTAATCGCCGCTACCGATTCACCCTTAGTGGTGGTGGAGTTTGCACCCATCTGCACCCCTGCCACTCGGCATCCGAAACAACCCTCAACATCCAAGTTTGGATGTGTCTCTCTATGCTTCAATGTAATCACCATATCCAGCAGCCCGAAGGTCTGCTTCCTCTTGTGCCGTCAACTCGTGGATATGCCCACCGTGGTAGGTGAAAGCAATATCTTCAAAGTCCCCTGGTTGCCATTCAGTGAATGACCCGTCTTTTAGTTTGAACACGTTACGTCCACGCCTACCTGGTTTCAGATACGCAAGGATTCCACGTTCCCCTGGCAAAGCCCAGTTCACAAAGTTGTCTGTTGGTGGGCGGAAAGTTGCCATGCCTACACAATAGCAAAAGCCCCCCACCGAAGTGAAGGGCTTTCGCTTGCTGTGCTGTGTCTCTGGGACACCAACACTATACAGGGGTTATTAGGCGTTTACACCGATGCTTGAAGATGATTCAATGCGGCGCAATGCTTCCTGACGGAACACACCGTAACCAACGAAGTGCTTCCAACCGACTGGACGGAAACGCTGGAGGAGGTCGGTGACTGCACCGTAAACGATTGTTGGCTGTGAACCATACTCGCCACCCATTGAGACAGCCTTGGCAAGTGCCTGCTGACCCATGATGAGGGTACCGTACACGTCAACTGTGGTGTTTGCTGCGTTAGCGAACAGAGGCGCACGTGGCGACTCCATGAAACGAACGCCTTCAAACATGCCGATTTCACCGTTGTAAAGAGGCATTGCGTTGGTGTACTTGTACGAGTCACGCCAGCCTGAAGCATCGGTGATGCCACGAAGGTCATACGATACGTCTGGGTGGATGAAGCCGACGTAGTTGCCACCGATTGTTGGAACGTTTGCTCCACGCAATTGTGCAACTGCACGACGAATGTCCTTAGCAGTGATGGTGTCGTCAGCGTCAAGGTCAGCACGTGCTGTTTCCTGGGTTGCTCCACCTGTTGCGTAGATGACGTTTGTTCCAGCCTGGAGGACATCACGAGCGATGGTGTCAATTGACAAACCAGCGTTGTAACCAACAGCGTTAGCGGCTACTGGGTCAACAGGGAGGAAAGACGAAGCACGAAGTTTCGCCGTGGTCACTGTTGCGTTACCGTATTCCTTGAGTGTGACGGTAACCTGGTTGTCGCTCATTGCAACTGGGGTTACGTCTTCTGCTTCACCAAGTTCAGTTGTTGCTGCTGCAAGGTCTGCGAAGACCGTGAACTTAACGGATGCACCTGGGTTTGTTGCGTTCGTGGCTTGCACGTCTGCGAACTGGTCAAAGTACATTTCTGGACGAAGGGCAAAGTATGCCAACTTCTCAAAAGCAACCTGGTCAACCGAAAGGTTGGAGGTGCCTGTTTCTGCTGCGTAGTAATCAGCCATTTGATTTTTTCCTTAATAGGTAGAGGGTTTAAATTTCCCCAAGGTCAACACCTTGGGCTTGTGCCTCTGCAAAAATCGTTAAGAGTTCTTCTTGTGACGCTGCGTCACTGATTCGTTTTCTCCAAGATGGTCCACTTGATGCGGTTTCGGCTCCAGCAGCAATCTTGTTGGTCTGCTGCCATGCTGCCTTGTCCGTGTCTTGCGGTGTGGCTTGGGGTGTAATCAGTTGTGCTTCCTCTGCGGCTTGTCTAATAGCCTCTGGGTCTAGGTCGCCGTCGTAACCTTTAACGAAGTATTTGGCTTGTGGTGAAGCAGGGTCAATACCTGCCTTAACGAAAGCCATCTCTCGTTTAGTGGTTTGGAACTCTGCAACTTGCTTGCGTAGTTCCTTGGCTTCCTTCTCCAACTGCTTCATCCGTGAACGAACTGGGTTCGTTTCTTGGACTGACTCGTCATAGATGGATTCGTCATCTTCGTAGGTATCTGCGAAATTTGACATATGGCACTCTCCTTAGGTCCACACCACATCGGAGGAACGTGGTGGCTACATAATTTACACCCCATGTGACGCTACGGTATCGGGGGATTTCCCGTAGGTTTCAGCCATCGGCTTACAGAGTGAACTATATCACACTACTGTCCTGCTGTGCGTAGTCCTGTGATTCCTTGTTGAGTTTCAACTAGACCGCCGCCTTCTTCAAAGGATGCCTTGCGCTTGCGTTGGCGTTGTGCGATGCGTTGGGCTGCATTTGCGTTGGTGCCAAGTACGCCACTGATTTGTTCTTCACGGGTAATTTGTTCTTCACCAGCCATAGTTGTGTCAAACAACTCTCTTGATGCTGAGAGGCTTCCAAAGCCTTGACGTGCTTGTGTGCTTGTGATTCCTCGCTGTGCCAAACCTTCTGCTTCCTGGGCAGACAAACGCATCTCTGCCTGGGTCTGTGCTTCGGCTGCAATTTGGGCAGCCTGTGCCTGCCGCAGAACAATGTCCCTTGACTTCTCAGGGTCAATGAAGAAAGCAGCGAGGGAGGCATCGTCAACCATGTAGAGGCGTTTCATCTCTGCAACAATCTGTGGGTCGGCATCTTTGACAGCCTTGTATCCTTGGTCAATTCTTTGCTTCAGTTCGTCAGGGTCTGTGTCGTTCCCAATGAACCTGGCTAAATCCTGCTGTGAATCGTAAAACCCTATGGGCATACCAGAAGAACGCAACTTCTGGCGGTAAGCCTCCTCGTACTGGAGGTAAGCACCAGGGGTCAACTCAGGTAAACCCTTGGCAACACGGGCTGCATTACCAGCGAACCTGTCCTTATAGGACTTGGTGTTCCTAGTTGAGTCAACAATCAACGCCTCATTCTCTGCAAGACCAGGATTCGCCTGAACAAAAGTCCACGCTGCATCAATAACGTCCTGTGCATCAAGACCAAAAGGACGAAGATAAGAAGCGAGAGTGTCACGTGCGTCAGCCATTATCTAACCTTACCAAAAGCACGAGTCAAAGAACGACCAATAGTGGCAGCCAAATCATTAGCCTGTTGTGTCTGGTTCCAACCATACGAAGCATCAGTGCGTAACTTTTTATTCCAATCAGAAAACGACATCGGAGCGTTGCCCTTTTCAGCACCTTGGTTTAAAGCCTGGGAATACAAAGGGTCAGTCCAGTCAATAGAATCCTGGTCCTTCTCCAATGTGCTGGCTGCAATGCGGGCATATGGGTCAATGACCTGCTTGAAGGTACGACCACCCTCAAACTCATTAGCAAAAGATGGGTACCAAACCTTTGCCTGTTCTTTCAAATAACTCTGTAAAGTTTCATTTGACTCAGCACCAGTAGCAATCTTGCTAATCCATTGATTAACAAAATCTTGTCTACCGCTACGGCTACCAGGGTATCCCCAAGTGTCAAGCGTTTGATTTACTTTTGTACCGACAAGACCTTGACGCAACTGTATAACATCTTCGTCGTCTTCAACAAGAAGACCACCCAAAGCGTTAGAAACCATCTGGTCAGTCCAGCCCTCACGCACAGACTTAACCGCCAAATCTTTAAACTTCGCCTCATTAATGTCAATCTTGACACCAGTGCCCTGAGCGATAGTTTGGATTTTCATCAATGAACCATCAACCATTTGTTGACGTGTCGCATCAGTAGCGGTGTCATAGGCTACAGATGAATCAGTTAAGGTCTGCCAAAACTGTGTCCCACGCATCTTAGTATTCAGCATCTGAGGTGAAGGAGGAGTAGGGGAAGTTACAGCGTCACGGAAAATCTGTTGCAACTCAGGATACTGCTTCATATAAGCAGCCAAAGATGGGTACATCTTCTCAATTTGCTGCTGATACGCAGGAAGAAGTTTCCCTGACTGGATACCAGCCTCGTTCAGATTGTCTTTCCACTCTGTAGAAAACTTATTGTATGCAGCCATACGACGGTTATACACAGCACTACCAACAGGAGCCTTGCCATCGTCAGTTAAATACGCATTGACATTTTTGTATGACTTTGTGAGTTGGTTATTTTTAAATCCAAGAAAATCCTTGTCAAGAGATTTCTTTAGTTTCTTTGCGTCGTCAACCATTATGAACCTTTAATAATATCTAGCATTGTGTCTGCGACATTCATCGCCTGGAAATCTTGTGCTTCACCTTTGAACCGTGAACGCAAATTCTCATTAGCATACGTCTGCACATTTGGTGCTTGTGTTGAACCATATGCTGCACTACGTTCAAGTTGCTGGTACGACTGGACCATCCCATCAATTTGGGAATCAGAAAGTCCACGACCCAGGGTTGACATAGAAACGCTTTGGAACACAGACTTCAAATCTGTCGGGCTTGTAACACGTGCTGGTCCCATTCCTGCTGAGGAACTGAACAGCCCAGAAGTATCTGACTTAGCAACGGTCATAGCAGAGTTCATTTCTAAACCTTGCTGGTTTGCGTAACGCAAGAAACTTGACACAGCAGCAATGTCTGCTGACGAGTTGCCGTTACCTACTTGCGCTCCCTGGTAAAACCCTAGAGATTTAATGTTGCGTAAAAACTTTAAAAGACCTATCGGTCCTTCTTTGGTTAGTTTGTCACCAATGATTGCTGTTGGGTCTTGGTCAAGTAAATACAACCTCTGCTCTGCGCCAGTTGTCATATTAAGAAGTTGGCTACCGTTGTAGGTTTTTACTTCGCCAGTGTTTGGGTCTGTCCACTTACGTGGCGGTAACTTATAACCTGATGGTAAACCAGTTGAACCTGAATCCCCGCCTTGTTGCCCAAGCCAAATTAAATATGCTTGCTGTTGTGCAGGGGTAAGTTTTGCTATTTCTTCTGCGGTTAATTCTTTTGTAAATTCCATTATTTGTCCAATTCAGGTAAAAGTAATCTATCAAAAACACGAGCAAACTCAGGTGTTTCTTTCACAAGACGTTGACCTTGGAAACGTAACACTGCTCTTAAACCAGCAGCAGCATCACTACCCCATTCATTGCCAGCAGCCTTCGCACCAGCAATAGCCATATCACGGAAATCAAGATAATCTTTCAAAGCGATAACAGTCTCGTTATCTTTCAAGCGTGAGTCTTGCGTCGCCAGGCGAAGCATCTTCATATTCTTTTTGCTTTTTTCTACGTCCAAAACGGACTGTGTAACCATGCCAGGGTATTCTGCTTCTAACAAAAGTTTTTGCTCGGCAATGGCAGTGCGTTGTTTTTCGTTAGGTCGTGGACCAGCAGCGTTAACAAGCGCACGATACTTGTGCATACCCAAAACATACTCAGCGATTTCAACCTGTGTAGGGATAGGCGGGATACGTTCACGCTTGCCAGTGTTGATTTGGTATACCCATGCAGCATGGTCATAGTTGGAACCCTTGGGAGCGAAGAAACCAGCGATGTCGCCATAAGGGGTGTCAAACAAATCAGCGTTTTCTAATTCCCATTTAGCAAATTCGGATGTTGATTCAACGCCAGACACAAGTGACTTTGTTTTTCCAGCCATAAATCCAAATGTTTCTTCCCCGAACATAAACAGGAATCGTTCAATGGCTGTGTCGTAGTCTTCGCTTTGGAGTTTGTGGAACTCTGCTGTTAAATAACCAGAAAAAATATCACCTGATTTTGTGCGAACTTTTGCTTCTACTGTCGGCGAAGAAGGTCCAAGACCTTGACCAATACCACGCATCATCGTAAGAATACGAGCCTTATGTTCAACGTCTTTTTCAAACTGTGAACGCTGGTCAGGGTCACTCAAATCATATTTACCTGTTGCCATTTCAACACGCATCACCTCAGACAATGTATCTCCGAATACCCCAGGGGTACGTGGGTTGTCAAGCAAACCAGAAACAATCTTGCTCATCCATCCAGGCATATATTCTTTTATGTCTGTTGGAGATTTTGGTTGTCCGTATGGAAGCAGGAACGATGCGAAGTCACGAAGTTTAGGTGAACCGTAAAGAAGTTTACCGAAAGGGAAACCAACGATAGGGCTGAAACCTGGGGTGAAGTTGAACACCATGTTCATACCTTTGACTGGTGCTTGAAGGTTGTAGTTAGAACCTGTGTCTTCACCGCCAGTAAGTTTGTTAAACATTTTAAATATGCTTCCCGAACCTGGAAGGAAGTACATCATGTCTCCGCTAATGGGGTCTTTGCGTAGCAAGCCTTTGTTTTGTAATGCTTCTGATTCTCTGTCGCCAGTAAGAATTTCGTATTTGCGTCCAAGGCTTACAACTTTGTCTGGGTTCTTGGCAAGAAGACCAGCCCATGTTTTTGTTACTTCTGCAAACGCTGCACCGAATGGTGAAACAATGCGGGCTGCGTCGGTAATAGAGTTACGTGCCGTAGCATCAAACAGCAATCCTTCAATCTTGTCCAATGTTAAAGCGTTAGCAAAAGCGTGAACTTCGTCACGGCTCATCCAACCTTTAGCATTGTCAAGGGATTCAAATAGTTCGTCGGCATCAACATTTTTACCAAGGTAATCCTTCAATGTGAATGTACGTGCGAAACCTTTTGATTGAGCAATAGAGTCGTAGTGTGAAGTGCGATTTAAAATTAACGCTTTCATTTCTGCTGCTGCTTTAGGAGACATCAACACTGCAAGACGGTTAACTTCTTTAGTGTATTCCTGTCGCCACAACGGTGAACGGTCCATAAAGTTGTGCGCCCGACCTACCAAACCGTTAAAGAACCAGTTTACCGCCTGGTCAAATTGGGATTCTTTCATTTTGATTAATGATGCAGACTCACCACGACCCTTGTAGAAAGATGGGAGGTTGGTATCTTGTACTCGTGACGCTAAATAGTCAAGAAGTTCTTTTGTAGCAGAACCATTAGGTTTAAAAGCATCAACACCGTTCAACTGTCCTTGCGAAACAACCTCTGTCAATGAAGGGTCGGAACCAGTTTTAAGGGCAACACGTTCTTTCTGCATTGATTCAATACGCAAACGAATGTTCGCTGGTGTTGGTTCAACAGGAACAATTTTTGCGTAACCTGCTGAGTCGTAAAAAACTTCACCACTTGACATGGTGTTTTTAATTTCCCGCAATGCCTTTTGTGCAATAGGGTCATCAGAGTTAAGCCATTTGATAACAGAATCCGTATCTGCACCGCCAGCCAAACGACGGGCAATAGGGTCATTGAACAACTGGCGAAGTTCATATGCTCCAGCCTTTGCCCACTTAGAAGGGTTGTCTTTGCTGTATACAACAAATTCACCGTTTTTAAACTGTGACGCAACCATGTCCATACGTCCATCAGAACCGTAATATGCGGCTGCAAGCATCTCACGGTATCCTTCTCCAGCACTTTCATGCGCCTGTCCAAGACCACTCCAACCTTCAGGGTTGAATTCTTCACCCAAGGCAATGTCATCAGGGATACGGTTATGTGTCGCTACAAGAATGTGGTCAACAGGATGAGTATAAACATTATCAATGTCTGAGAAAGCAAGGCGAGCCTGGGCTTCCATGCTATTACGAAGACCATAAGCAAGAGAAAGTTTCTTTGAGTTCTTCCACACTTTTGTCATCACAAAGTCAGTAAGACGCAAAGGTATGCGTAGTTCGCCAAGTTTTTCTAAATCCTTTTTGCTGAGGTCAACACCAAATGTCTTCAAAGCGTTGGTACGAAATTCACTTTTCTTAATGAACCGTTGCAATCCTTGTTTGCCTGTGAACACTCCAAGGAATGTTGTCATGCGGCGCAATGCTTGAATGTCTGGCAATTCAAGTGGGGTGTTTTGAAGTTCGCTAAGAAGTGCTGGACCACCATGTTCCATACCACGAAGTTCCAACTTGCCGTTGTCTGCAAGTACGGCGGCGTATCCGTTGTCTGTCCGTCGTCCTGCTTCTCCGACGCTGTAGATGCCACGTCCTGATGCAGAGTCAAATGCTGAAGCCCACAGGTCTGATGCTGCCTGTGCTTGTAACGTATCTTTCGTTTCGTTAAGAATTCGGTATTTAATAATATCCGCAATATTTTGTGAAATACTGTACATATATGTACGGTCCCCTGTTCGCATTGCTTCGGCAAATTGGAACATGGTTCTTTTTTTAAGGTTGTAACCAGTGTCAGCCGAGATGTTAACATCGCCTCGTACACCAGTTGTGATGAAAGCATCTAGGTCTTTCAAAGCCTGAAGTTGCTCACGTTGAGAACCAAAAAAATTCAATGTTTTTGATTTAGGGCTGCGACCAAATAATGGACCAGCGAACTCGCTTGCCTTCTCCATCAAAGTATCAATGCGTGATACTGATTTTAATTGGTCAAACGTTTTTGAAAGACTGAAATTAAGGTCACCGATATTTGAAAGACCTGGAGTGTAACCAACGTTTTTGTTGATGATGCTAACCATTTCTGATTTGCTTCCAGCATTTTTAATTTCATCTAAAATGTTTAAAGGAAGTTTCCCATCAAACATTTTCCATAGGTCGTACCATGCTTCGTCGCCTGTGACAGCATCTTTTGTTTTTTCTACCGCAGCCCAAATTTTATCTGCGGCATATTTACCAGCACGTGACTGTGTGAAGAAAGAGTTGAATGTTTCTGGGTCAACAGCATCACCATACCCAGGTATATGACCAGCGTCACGCATTGCTTGGAGTTCATCTGCCTGTGTGCGAAGTTCTCCTGCACGTGTTGCGAGTTCACCTGATTCACGCATCTTGTTAATTGCTTCGTTCACTGGTAGGCGTTCGCCTGTTAAAACATCAGCAACGTCAAGGTGTTTCATTGGGTCAAATAAAACTCTTACACGGTGAAGGTATGTTCCTTGACCAGCAACATTGCCACCTTGGTGCATGTAGCCGTCAATGCCGTTTCTTGCAAGCCATTCATTTACAGTGAGCCAAGAACGTCGTGTCTGCGGTGTACCAGCAGACCAAATAGGCATATCTTCAATGCCTGGATGAGAAAGATTTTTTGTTGATACATCTTCTAATGTTTGTTTAGTGACATCATCAATGTTCATTCTTTGAATTCGTTCGGAAACAATAGGGTTGAATCTGTCAGACAATTCAAACATTGATTGCTCTACAACAGAACGAAGCCCTGATGTCAAATCGTCTGTGTCCATAAGAGGGTAAAGAGATTCAGAAGAAGAATAAAATAAACTTTTAAAATTGCCGTTTACAAAGTCTCCCAAATGTGGAGAATACGCAACTCTTGGGTCACGATGAAGACTGCTCATTTCCCTAAACAAATCGTATTTTTGTTTAATCGTTGGGTTTTCATCAAGCCATTTATTAAGCCCAATGTATGGTTGACCATTTGCGGTTGCTTCTTCCATAGCCTTTGCATGTGCAGCGTAAATGTCGTTAATATCAGAATCAAAAATTGAACTAAGCCTTGTTCTGTTTGGCAATGTAAATGAATCTTCGTCTATTCCCAGATACGGTAAAGTATCTGTTCTGAGAACGTCGTCGCCATTGGCAATAGAAATTGGTTTTGTTGTTATGTCGTCAAATGACATTGTTCCTTTGAAAGATTTAAGTTCATCAATAGAGGAAGGCGCACGACCAAATTGAATTGCGAATTCAGATAAATGATTCACCAATCGTGTCTGCACTGCATTAGCAGTTAAAGTGAATTCGCTGTTGAAAAAATCGTTTAATTCACCATTTCTAATTTTTATTGTTAAAGATTCTTGAAGATTTGAAGTAACAAGACCTGCTCCCACAGTACCGTGTGTGTGTGAAATGCCTTTTGTTAAAAGGTCTTGCACAATTCTGTCGTGACTAGTTTTTACAATATCTTCAATACCCAATGTTGTGAATAGTTTTGTTACTGGGTCTTCACTGCCGAGTAATTCCAAACCAGTAATTTGTGGGTTTTTTGAATCAACCCACAAATCTGCAAGTTGTGAAACAAAACTTTCTTCTGCTTGACCACTCAACCCGTACTCTGGATTCAGCAAGGATGGGTTGTAATCCTCCATTTCCCTAAACCTAAACAATGTCCCAGGTTCAACACCTTCTGGAACTTCTGATGCTGGGAGACCCATGCGAACGGTTGGTATATCAATTGCATCGGGGTTTACTTTTGGAACCAGTCCACGAAGTATTGCTTCTTCCTGAGTGAGCAACTCTCTTGTGCCATCAGCATTTAGAGAAACATACGTTGTTCCCATAAGGTTTGCTTCTGTTAGGTACAAACCAGGACCGTAAAGATGGTGTTCTCCTACTGGGGCACGAGGGTCTTCAATGCCTAAAAAGTTTCCGTCGGCAGGACCAGAACCACGAGAACCATGCCACCATGTTCCTGGTTCTGGTGTCAACATTTCAACAGCCTCGTCAGCAGCAGAAATACCAGCAACTTCAAAGTCGTTAACCATAACGTTTAAAGAATCCATCTTTGCCATGAACTCTGCTTCAGCACCGTTTTGTGCAATGTTGCGGGAATCCATAGTGAAGTTACCCGCTTCATCTACATACTTGATTCCTTTACCGTATGAGTACAACGGCTTTGCAACGTTTCTCCATGCAGCAACAGTGGCATCAGGAAGAACAGCAGCCAAAGCCAAAGTTGCAACAGCAGATGTCATTGCATATTCTGGTGTTCCGATATCACCAAATTCAAATTTTTCTATGCTCAAAACTGGCATCCTGCTATTTGGGTCAACCCCAATTTTGAATGAACCTATGTTTGGAATAAAATTGCTTAAAGGTGCGATACCAGAAAAAGTTAAAGCCTGACGTGCTTCAGAACGAATCATTCTGTTTGCTTCGTCATATGCTTCTTCATAAGTAATATCTTTTGTTGCAAGAATCTGCATAGCAAGAGTATTGATTTGGTCTGGGTCTGCTTGGAACGCTGTATTTTCTGCTGCTCCAGCCTCAATGGTTAACGGGATTGAACCAGCGAATTCCATTTGTTTGCGTGATTTGTATTGTGCTGCTTCCCCACCGATACCAAAAATTCCTGTTCCAGTATCAGTTGGGTTTGCGATTGCTGCGCCAAGTTCTGTTGAAGCAAAAACACCAGAACGGAAAGGGTTCTTAGGATTCCATTTAAGGAACTTACCTTGTTCTGGTGAATTTGCAGCATCAAAAAATGTGGAAGTTGCAGCAGTATTAGCAAAATCCAAAGCACTGTTCGCTGTCATTCCAACCCAACGTGTACCTGTTTTAAGGACTGCATAAGCGTCACCTAAAATATTGCGGTCATTATCTTCCTGTTCCGCTTTTTCTTTTTCAACAGCCAACGCAGCAAGACCAACCTTGGCAACAACCTGGTCGCTCGCCCCAGAACTAACCAAAGATAAAACAACACCAGGCGTTAAGTGTGGAGCCATCTTATGAATAGCACCATATCTTTCAGCCTCTAACTTAGATTTTTCTCCGATTGCTTTAGCCTCAGGAGTAATTTCTCCAAACAGTCTACGGTTAGAAACAGAGTTAGCGTATGCAGCGTTTTTGTCTACATAATCTTTCATTGCCCCCAAAGCATTGTTTTCATCTTTGCCTGGGAAAATATCATTTAGTCTCAACGAAAGTACCTATCGTATGCGGCGATTAATTGTGCGAGGTCATCATTAGGGTATGCGTAGTACAACTCTTTGATTTGGTCCATCACTGGGTCACCAAAAGAATACTTTTGTGGTGGCATGTCAGCCATGAAGTTGTTGTTCATCGGCATATCAGGGCGTTGTGTTGGTGCGTTTAAATCAACAACAGACCCAGGCATAGGTCCAGGCATACGGGTAGCAGCCTGTGCTTGCATATCTCCAGGTGATGCACCCATAGGGACAGCAGATTGTGCGTCAAGTTGTTGACCTGCTTCTCCATATGTTTGTCCTGTTGCAGCCATTTTTGCTACAGGGTTTCTTAAATCGCTACGGTTTGCGTAGTCAGCCATTATGCTCCTCCGAGTCGTCCAGCAAGGCTAAGAACTGAGCCAGGAGAACCTGGTTGTGCTGATGCTCCAGCAGGAGGTGCGCCCATACCTGGAGGCATACCGCCTCCTCCACCTAGTTGTGCGAGCATTGCTTCCAAACCGCCAGGTCCTTCAGGTGGACCCATTGGTTGTTCAGCGCCCATGCCTGGTGGTGCCAAACCTGGCATTGTTTCTGGTGCGCCAGCAGGGGCAGGTGTTGCCTGTCGTTCTTGCGCTCGTTTCTGTGCAGCCATAATTGCCTGCGGCAAAGTCATCTTGTTTGACTGAACCTGCGATGCAATATATGCAAGGTCATCAGGCTGGTATGGACCATTCGGGTCTGCTGCCTGTGCCTGGATAGAAGACAACAATGCTGCTTCAATACCTTCGGCAACGATGCGGTCTTTCTCCAACTCTGGGTCAGAGATAAGCGGGTCTGCTTCACGAGCAGATTCCTTAGACATAAGTCCTGTACCAAGACGCTGACCCAATCCAACGATGAGACTATTTACGTCGGAGCCAGCAGCCGAGTATGCGACATAGTGGAAATCTGTTTCCCACAGTTTGTTTGGTGTGTAATCCTTGATGCCGCCGCCCATGCCTGGCATGAAGAAAGACTTAGCGGTGGAACCCCAATAGGCTTTTTCAATTGCGATAGCAACTTTATCTTCTTCGTTGATAGATGAGGCAAAGATTTCTTGTGCTTCTTGTACTCGGAAGTCAACGGTTGCTGCCAATACACTGTCACCACGGCGACCTGTACGGATGTTGCTACCTGATTCTCCACCGAACTCAGCAGGGATAGCACCCTCTAAACGCTCTTGACGTTCCAAACGGTCCAATGCTACGTCTGTTTTGTAGCCAGGGTTTGACTGCAACTGTTGAATGTCGCCACCCTTAACAACACCCAACTGTCCAGACTTGCCATCTGCAATCTGCATGATTTCTGGGTTCTCACCAGGACGTGCAATAAGGTATTCATCGGGGAAGATGCCACGTTCAATAGCGATTTCGGTGAGTGCCTGAAGACGGGCACGTGTGTAGTACATACCAAGAAGACCATCAAACTGTCCATGTGGCTTATCAAGAGTGATGCGCTGAGGGACAATAACTAGTGGCATCCCTGTGCGGTTGACGATGCGGGATAGTTCTACGGCTGGCGCACCCATGTAGTAGGTACCGCTAACAGGGTCACGGTCTTTTTCGTAGCCCATTGCAAGCATGACGATTTCGTTTGCACAAACATATTCAAGAATCGTGAACATGTCGTCTGGTCGTGGCTGTCCAACACGGAGTTGACCGTTAATTGCATCACCAAAGTTGTGTGCAAGCCATGAATATGTACGACTATATGAGAAGATTACGTTCTCTGGGACAGGGTTGTCTGTGTCTGCGATGGGGGCAGGGAAGGTATCAAGCGGGTTACGCAACTGCCATTCTGGGATTCGCTTATCAAAGTTAGGTTTGATATATACAGGTGAGTTGCTATATGCAAGGAGGTGGCGGGCACGACGACGCATCTTCATACCCATACGGTTCTGGTCCCAGATAGCAAGCATTGCTCGCTTGCGGTCACGAGCCAACTGCATGGAACGGTCTTGTCCTTCACGCATAGCAGGGAAATAAGGTGACGGCATCGTTGATGCGACACGCATACTCATCTGGTCAAGACCTTGAACAAGCAGGTTTGCTACCGAAGACTTGGTGTTACGGTCTAATTCGTTGAGGGGAACAACAATGTCGCCATTGGCAAGTTGGCGTACTTGGCGCATCTGGGAAAGAATAGGACCTTGGGCGGTGACACGCTCTCGGTATAGGTCAACTATTTCTTCAACTGTTCTCATACTGACCTTTTGTGTAACGGAAACGAGTAAAGGCTAACACATTACTAGGAGTTGAGCCACGATGGTCGCCACTGGCGGGGAGGTAACTTCATCTGTGTCAGGTTCGGGATGTTCAAGACAGCCATCCACATAGACATCACAATGTCAGTGCCAGACTTTTTATCTCTCGTCCATTTCGTTAGTTCTTCCACAGCAGCAAGGGTCTTCCAGTTACCACGCATATGGGGTAGACGGATAGCACCAGTACGGAATACCTGCGGGAGTAGGGCTTCAACACCCATCTTTTCATCCAGTTTGTTACGGGATGTGGTGTGTGGAACTACGTTGACACCACGGCTGGACTGCCATTTGCGTACAAAGTCGTGCGCTAAAAGGAAACGTTGGGCTGCGTTAATCTCCACAACCCAATGCGAGATGGGGTATCCCATGCGTAAAGACCGTTCTTGCCAGTCATCCATGATTCCTGAGTATTCACCTGTGGTGGTGTTGTAGCCGAGCAGGTCTTCGGCTGTTAGTTTGCATCGTTCAATGTCAATAACGTGGTACAGATTGGTTTCTGGCTGGTACAGAATCCATGTCAACGCCCAAAACATTGTGGGGCTGGGGTCAACCGCCACAATAGACAGGACAGGTGGGGCTAAACCTGGGGGAATCTCGCCATGTCCACGTTCATGGTCAATACAGCCCTGATATTGGACACCATCTGCGCCCATACCGCCGTTAATCCACACCCTGTCAATAAGGTATGCGTCTAAATCCAACTCTCCCTGCTGATACACCACTTCAAACACTTCAGGTTTGTTATATCGGATAAATGACAGGTCTTTCCAGGGTAGACGTTTGGGTTCTAGGAGTGGACCGTCAGGATATGGGGGTGCGTCAAACCGTCGTGACTCTTTCCCTGTGTCAAGGTCAGGGTAATACGCCTGATAAATGATGTGCTTGTATTTTTGTGACTTCAATGGTTCCATTGATTCCACTTGTTCAGGTGTGATTATGTCCGACCCGTCATAATCTTCATCATCCAAGTCATAAGCAACTTTGGAGAGACAGTGTGCGTATAGGTCGCCTGGTCCGAGGCGCTGTCCAACAACCGCCAGTAGCCCACCTGGGTCGCAACGTGCTTCTGCCACGTTGTCCCATCTTTCAAGAAGTTTATCTCTGGCGACAGATTCACGGGCGTTATCAGGTGAAGCCACGTCGTCAAATAGGCAGAGGTCGGCACGATGTCCGATGAACTCTGCTTCAATACCGTAAGCACGAACAGTCGGTTCCTTGTTGTCAAGTCCATTCCCATCTAGTTGTTCCACTACAAACTCATCGGCTCGCCACAATGCACCTTTATCGGTTGGTTTGAACCTGCCGTAGTCAATTGATAGGCATCCTTGTGCGTCTTGTGCTAATCCTTTGCGTACCAGTTGGGGGTCTGGCTGGATAGGCATAGGACGTTCAAGTGTTTCACGGATACGGCGGGAGTACAACTTCGCCATGTTTTGTGATACAGACCCAATCATGATACGGATTTTTCGGTCACGAACAATCGCCCATACAGCAACATCGTGGAACAGGGTGGACTTGCCCGCACCTGGGGGGACGTTCACTACAACGAATTCTTTTTCTTCGGACTCTAGAAGTTTTACTAGTTCTAGTGCGGCTTCTACTTGCCACGGGGATGGGACACGTCCTAGGTAATACTCACGGAAGAAAGCAAAGTCTTCTTTGCCGTGTTGCGCTTCAGGGCATAGCCTGTCGTCAGGTACAGCAGATGGCAAATCAATTGCATCCATGAAGGCGTTGTATTCATCACGTTGCTCGCCACCCTCGTTGCGTCTTACCTTGGCTGCTTTAGCGTCTGTTTCTTTACGGAGAGCCTCGGCTGCTTTTGCTTTCGCTACCCACTTGGAACCAGTATTAACATGGATGCCAGCAGTCCTAGATGCTTGGGTGATTGTTTGTCCAGCAGTGATGGCTGCAAAGAATTTGGCTTTATCCGCAGGGGATACAGTTCGTTTTGTTCCCATACGGGTTTACCACTTAACTTTGTCAGCCCAGTATGCGGCAGACATTTTTCCTTTGGATATGTTACCAGCGTGGCGGGCTTTGAACGCTTTGTTCCTAGCCGAACCTTCTGGTGAACCTTTTACACCTTGTTGACCAAACCGAATTGTTTTCACCTGGTCGCCTACTTTGGCTACAACTACGTGTGACTTCGTTGGGTGACTGGGTGTTGCCTTTGGTTTGTTGAAACCAGTGACACCTGCTCGTTTAAGACGAGGGTCTTGGGGCATTACTTCTTCTTTTTCTTCTTAGAAAGAACCGCACCTATTGCGATAGGGATACCTAAATCTTCTTGAAGGACAGTTTTCCCAGAAACGTTCATGCCTCGGATAGACGAATAACTTCCTGCTGCGTTGGCGCTACCTGAGTAGGAACCTTTGCCCATCAAAGATGAAGAACTTGCAGAAGAATAACTGTTTGCGACAGAAGGATTAGGTGTGGTGTAGGTACCTTTACCTGTTAAGGCACTGCCCGTTACTTTAGGTGCGGTTCCGCTAACAATTTTTCCTACAAGCGATTTAATGACTGGACCGCCAACAGCAATACCACGGGCGATGTTTTGTGCTTCGGAAAGTTTACCGCCGCTGCGGAGTGTTGATTTCGCTGGTTTAACTGTGTTACCAGCGACAGGCTTTGGTGTTTGCCAATCAACCTTTTGACCTTTGTAGGTTGCTGTGGTCTGAATAGATGGCTTCTTCTTGCTTGCTTCTTCTGCTTTACGGAAGTCTGCTGCTGATGCTGGTTTCTTTTTTGCTGCCATGTTGCAAGAGTATCAGATGAGGTGTACACTCGTCTACAACTTCACAAGTCCTCCCCGATGGGATATCGGCAAGGCAGGCATGGCGGTACATCGGTTGCATGATGCGGCGCATTTAATACACGGGAACGTGGGTTGATGTTCCCTGCAACCAAGCCTCATTAAGTAGTTGATGCCCCTGTTGTGTAAGTGGGACAAGCAGCGTTACGAACGTCATCTCGTAGACCTTTTGGTGTCGGCTTAAAATCTTGGCTACGGCGACCATCCACTTTGAGTGGTAAACCGTGGGGGGAGTTAACACATCTAGATGGCTGGTTGTTCTGGTTAGGGCTACCGCCCTTGCTTCGCTGCGGTTGGTCACAAAGAAGACGTGAGCAAGTTGGTACTGCTAGTAAAACCATTCGGGTGACTTTTTCTTTTTTCCTTTTTTCTTTTACTAAGGCTGTTTGTCTCCAGCCTGTGAATTGCACAGAACGTGCAACGGCTCGGACCATACGTAAAACTCTAGGCTCCATCCGCTTCAAGAGCCAACACACTTTAACCACGCACAGTAGTCAACCCCCACTCAGAGTCACACACCACCAAACCAGGCAAAAGAGTGAAACCCTCTCTCAACAGTATGATATATATATAGGGGGGAGTGCCTCGGCAGATACCCCAGTTGCTTGTTGCTACGCACCTAGGAAAGATAGTTGCAAATGCAACAACATCGTTCCCTATCTTTAATCGCTAACTACAGCAAGCACCCCGCTACCCCCAGCAAACTAAAAAAAATAGGTAGGGGCACCTAACAACTGCCTATGAACGATAGGCGAACGTGTGTTCGTTGTTGGTTGGTGTGACGGAAGTCACGGTGGAATTGGGTGGGGTTGGCGGTAGGCTCTCGCAGACCGAACATGTGTTCGTGTTTGGATACCCTTGGGGGTATGTTTGGGGGTGTGACGGAAGTCACATAGAAAAGACTTGACAAGTGGGTCGGGTTCCTGTAGTGTTGTACATATCAACGGGGAGCCGATTAGGAGCCCTAGAGATAGTGACAAAGGTCACACAATAAATACTTGACAAAGTGTGCAACGCTTGATAGAGTAGTTACCAACAGATAGGGAAAATGTTTCACGGGAAACATTACGAAAGGGAAAACAAAATGGTACAAGGCAGGCATTACATAGTCACTAATTGGCATAGTGACCAACCCAACAAAAGAATGTCCGTATGGACAGATATTGTGACCGATACAAAAGTTGTCGGGCACGTAACAGAAGAAGACTACCCATTCACCACTTGTTCTACCTGGCTACGCAGTCAGTGTGATGAATGGACATGGACAGAATACGAAAGGTAAAATGTTTCACGTGAAACATTAGAAAAAGGGAAAATATAGTGACTACTTACTACATGAAAACATGGACAGTGCTAGGACATACCTTTAATGGTTCCGCTTACTGTCTAGACCATACGCCTACCGTTAGGTATGCGCAAACTACACGAGATATGCCACAACCTATCTTCGCTAGTGACGAATGTCACGATATGACTTGCGATATCTGCCACGAAGAAATTGGGGAACAATAATGCTAACAACACTCAACAAATACTGTTCACGTTGCGATATGGATACGCCCGAATATAGAGCCTCATACCGTACCGATATGTTTACGCCTAAATGGTCTACGCCTAATGGTGAAGAATTGTTAGAAGATATCTGCCACCAATGTAAATGTGACCTAGAACACATGGCAGATAACGGAAAAATATGGGAACTATTTTTTCAACGCCGATTTACTACAACTAAATACCACTACGACAGTGTGACAAAAGTCACAGAAGAAATACTTGACAACTAACAACCAACACGATACCGTGTTACTCATAGCCAACAGAAGGGAAACATAATGGCTACAACAACAGAACAGACAACCAACTACAAAGTAGTTACGTTCAACGAGGAGGGGGAGATAATCCGAATCGTTACGTTCTCACTACAGGCAAACGCACAAGGCTACGCCTACCAAATGCTAGGAGCAGAAACCCACAAGGGAACGGTATGCTCCGCCCGTATTTTCTACGGACAAGAAACAGATTACTACGAAGAAATGGAATACTAAAAATGGAAACAACAACAGAACGAACAAGCGTGTACGCACCTAAAGCGGAGCATGGGGGCAAGTACCTCAGCGTGACGCAAATCAAACGCCACAACGAGGACATCGGGCATCACTTCTTTAGCCCCGACACTCTGCGATTTTTCAAGAGCAAAGTGTATGAAGACCTACATTTAGGTCGGTACTTCATCACTAGCGAAATGAACAACTACGCCACCAATGGACAACGTGAGTACACAATCCGATTAGCGGATGGTACGGGGAGCATTGACACGGTAGGAGAGTTCGGTCAGTACGCAAGCCTTAAGTCGGCACGTACAGCATTACACAAGATTCAAGAGGGGTGAACCAATGAGAACGGCAACAGAATTACAGAGCGCAATCGGAAAGGTTGCAGACTACAACAAAATAGACGGGGTGAGTTTCACCGTAGCAATCATCGACGCTAGGGAACGGTTCGGGAATACGGATTATCTCATAGCACCAATGTCGGGGACTGGTTCGGTGTGGGTGTCACACTGGTCGGTAAAGAATATCAGGTGAGCCTAACCTATAAATAATAGTTGCTCTATACAAGTAGATGTTTAACGTGAAACATTGAGTTAGTGAGTGTAACATATGTCACAAAATAAATACTTGACACTGGTACGGAATGGCTGTACCGTGTTACTCATAGCCAACAGAAGGGAAACATAATGGCTACATACACATACCGTGGTTACGTAATCGTAAAGCACGAACAAGGAACAGCAGGGACACCGCTAGGTCGTCAGGTGTGGTTCGCCACAACAGAGGACGACCATAGCCACCCAACACTAAAGGGTGTCAAGGTAATGATTGACATTCTACTAGACACACCACGGGCAGAGCGTGAAGCCCACCGTGATTTCATCATCGCATTGTTACAGAAATAGAAAGGGAAGATTAGAAATGGAAACATACGAAGTAACACGGGACGGGCGAACACTCGCCACATTCAGAACAGAGAACGAGGCGTGGCGTTATCTTCTACGCCAGCAGGGGCAGAGTATCTACTACGCCACACTTCACGGGGGGTACGACATTATCTACCCCAACGGGTCAAGCCTTGCGGAATCAAACAAGAAGGTGGCGCAATGAACACAACAGAAAGAATCATCTTGAACGAGTGCCACGTATGTGGTGAACCTCACACCCTGAACCGTATGGTTCACAAGTGGGATTACTCATACTGCCTCACTTGTTGGCAGACAATAGACACAATCGTTACAGAGTTTAATAAAGAAATGGAAACAAAATGAACGCAAACAATGAACATATTTATATCGCCCTAATGTGGATGGGCATGGCGTTCGGTTCTATCTTCCTACTGATTTTGTGGGAGGCATGGCGAGATGTCAAGCGTGACCATAGGCGTGGCTCGTATGAGAGACACCCGTCACAACGTAAAGATTTGTATCACAACCACAACCGTGGTACGGTACAGAAGTAATCCATAGAAAGGGAAAACAACAATGGAAACACCTGATAAACAATGCGTGGTCTGCGGAGAGTGGACACCAACAGGGGCAGGCATCACGTTTGCCAGTGGTAGGTACTGCGCTACTTGCTACATCAATCAAGACCCAACAGAAGGAGAAGAACAATGAAACAACTAACAGTAGAAGACGTATCAGCAAAGGCGGTACGGTCAGCACAACTATGGCTAATGGGATACCTAGCCAACACAACAGACACCAACGCAGAGTATGACGAATGGAACCATAGTGACGGATGGGATTTAAACCTGTACCACATTGACGACAAGGTAACTGTCAGTGCATACGCAGTGGACAATGGGGAGACTAACGGTAGCCGTTGGGTGTGCGTAGCAGAGGGAACTGTCAAGGCACAGGATGACAATCTCATCAACGCATACAGGGAACTAGCCTCACAAATCTTGGGAGGTAAATAATGAACGGGACATACGAGATTGAATACCACGCCGACAAGTTCGCATGGAATGACAGCGAGATTGTCACAGTGGATGGCAGGTCTGCCCGTCAGAACCGTACCCCTGAGTGCCTCATTGAGTACGCCCGTGAGCAGGCACAGTACCGTGGGTGCTGGCGGTTCCGCATCACACAGGTCAAGGTAAAGCACATCACTGCTACGAAGGTGACAGGGATGGTGACGCACCTTATCTATGAGGAGGACTTGTCTGTACCTGAGGTGGTCGTGTCATGAGGTTTGCCCCTGTCTTGACGGTACGCAACAACCTGTCTG